GTACTAGTCACTCCGGTACTTGGGTCAGTAACTTCTACTTCCCAACCAACTTGCTCACTAATCTTACCTATACCTGCAGACACGGCAGCGGTAACTCCACCCCTAACAAAAGCATCGAGGGGGTCTTCTCCGTATATAACAGCTTTTGCTGCTTCAACAGTGCCTGATGTAATTGCTTGTACTGCTACTTCCTTTGCGCCCTCGCTAAGGGCTTCGCCAACAATACTATCAACAAATGGGGCAGTGTGCTGTGCTACTTCCCCTCCTACTTTTCCTGCAACATAAGAAACAGCAACAGTTTTAATCACATCCCCCAGACTTCCCCCATCTGCAGCAACTTGTGCACCGTCTATCAAAGGTATAGCCCATGCATTACCTGTTGAAATAGCAACTATTTTAGCTAATGTTGCTATTGGGTTTTCCGTCATGCCTTCTGCGAATTCCCCAGTAAACTCTATAACGGGCTTTACGATTTCATCAACTGCAAATTCAAAAACATCTTTGAATCCTTCGCCAATCCAATCAACTACCCCGACTACAGCGTCAACAAGAAAACTCAAGTTATAGCCCTCGCATTAAAGGTTTTTTACCTAAGCGCATAAACACGACATACTTATCTGTGTCCCGGTATTTACCTATTTCAATCTTAGTGTCTTGCTGATCAGCTCTACGTTTAAACAATTTAAACCCATTTAAAAACACAGGACCCGTAAATTCTGTTGAATAGTGAGTAATACCTTTTTGTTGCAGGTATGTAAAATACTTAAACCCGTTCACAATAAAATTTCTACCTGTGTCAACATTAAACGCTCGCCCCACCATTTTCTTTTTGTTTTTACCTTTCCCCGTATGCCCAACAAAAACAGTATTGCCAATTTGTACAAGATCAGTTTCAGGTAGTGTGAACTCAGCCGCAACTGCGCCTAATACCGCTTCTTTTGGGTATTTCATATCTGCCATGTTGTAGGCAGATTGAGCAACAATTTCAGGGCCGTTTAACAGTTTTTCTTTGCTGTTTACTAGCTCCATGTCACACCTCTCGTGAAAACAATGCAGCAGAATATATATTGCCCATGCCAGCAGCAAGACTGAGCATTAAGCCTTCAGGTATAGGGGCGTCAGAGGACAGAAACACAGGATCATCCTGAGTTCTATTTAGGATTTTCGGCACGAAGCCGCTTTCTAGGTCGCGTAGCAACAATCCAGTCTCCAATAGTCCGCTAGCACCCATCGTATGCCCAATACGTGGTTTGTAGGATGTTGCTACAAACTCGTTTAAAGAACGTAGAAGTGCCGATTTTTCCGCAGCATTGTTGACTGGCGTGCCAGTTCCATGCGTTTTAACTAACCTTACATCATTTTGATGTGCTTTGGCTACAAATAATGCACCTTCGATAGCTTTACTAAAGCCTGAACCGTCATCACGTTGCCCTAGAGGGTTTGTATTGTCCTCTGCGGAGCTATACGCGCCAACGAATTTAGCTAAAGGGTCAGCCATACCCGCGTGTTCTTTTTCAAATATCGCAACTACAGCACCTTGTCCAATATGAAATCCTTGGTTCTTGTCATCAAACGCAGAGGGCTGACGTTCTCCTTCATCTCTGTACTGCAAGCTAGCACCTGCTTCACCAAAGAACTCTAGGACAAGGTTGTTCACACTATCCTCACCACTAAATACAATAACTCGGTCAAATCCATAGTTATCCATTAGTGTTTGCATATTCATTAGTACATGTAGGCTAGATGCGCAAGCGCTAGCATCTGTTGACACATGATCATGTACGCCAAACATACTTGCAATACGGCCTGCGTATATGTTGGTTAATACAATAAATGGTACTTTTACCTTGTAATGCAGTTTTGTATCGGGGTCTTTGTCATACCGCCCGTTATTACCCATCCAACCCTGATTACCAGCGGCAAAGATAAACCCAGTCTTACCTTTAACGGGGTTGTCAGCTACGTAGCTACGCAACTCGTCATCAATAAGGCTTTCTATTAACACGTGTGGAGGGTATTTTAACCCTGATTTTGCTCTACGAAACGTATCTGGCATTATGTGGGCATGTTGTGGATATGGTATATCATCGACCAAAGTAACCTCAGGGGTGCACGCTGTACGGCATTGGGTCATATAAATCATGCTAGTTCCCTCACAAGTGCTTCTACTGAATCAAATTCATCTTCAGGGTCTTTTGTTTTATTGTTTTTGATAAACTCTTGTAGTAATTGAACACTTTCATATGGCCAATTATCATTAGTTTCTTCGTCTTCAGGGATGCCGTAGGCTTCTCCAAGCACAAAAAAAGTTAATGTTACATCTAGGCTATCAAGATTAGTTACGTCTTCAGTTATCGGCGTTGCTAAAGATTCGGCGGGTATGAAGTCATTTGTAACTACTTTTTGTGCTGCGCCGACAGCATTAAACAACTCTAAAAAATTAAAACTCATGGTTCGCTCCTATTAAAGGGTCTAACCAGTATAGCTATTACTTGGTATTAGGCAAGCGCGCACTATGAGTTGCTAACAAATGATAAGGTAACTGACGCTGCAGCCACAGCAGGTCTAGGAGATGAAGCAGTGTGAGCATGTAGTTCTATGTTTGTATCATCAGTTGCCCAAAAAACCTCTACGTAATCATTTGCGGAGAGAGCTAGGGAACCGTCCCAATTAGCAATATCCTTCTTACCAGTCCCTGTTATGCTGTACTCATGGGCACTATACACTTCGTCAGTGCCATTTTTCTTGAGCCACACTGATACGTTTTTAGCTGAAGCGTTAGTAGACTCTAACTGTAAAGTTGTTTTCACGTGATACACACCATCGCTGGCTACAGTTAAACGTGAGTTACTTACTACACTAATACCACTACTGCCTCGCACCACATTAAAAGTTACAGCGTACCCTGTATTTGCGCTAGAAGCGGTTTGATCTATGCTACTGTAGAAAATACCATAAGGGAACGAAATAAACTTGCCACCATTATCTTCGGCAAAAACGGTAGATACCATAGTAACCAAGCGGTTAAAGAACAAGCGTAAAATGTTACTATTCTGGTCAACAAATGTCCGTTCGTAAGAGTCTGGAGCTAGTGGTAACGCAGGAGGTTCAACACGTTGTAGTTCATTAGCCACTAACGCCTCCCATCAGGGCGCATGTCTACTCTTGGAGACCCAAGCTGCCATTTAACCCCAATATCAGCCGATTCTATTTGGATAGCCATCTGCCGCCCACGAACCCGCGTGTTTACCTGCCCTGTAAATTCTTCAATGGGTACTGTAGCCGTACGTGTTACCGTACCTGTTGCGCTTCCACCTTCTGAATACGGCGTGTTATACCCCGACCCTGAATTAGCAAGGGGGAGTAATGTCATAGTTGCACTGGGGGAGGTAGCTGTAGACCCTTCAAAGGTAACATCAGGTATAATACGCCACACAAATGCAAATTTGTCTCCATCATCTATATCAAATTGTCCTGAAGTTATAGTCGCTGCAATTGGCGCAGTGGTATCTGTTTGGTTATCGTCAGTACCTTGCTCATGATTGACAAGATTATAGCTATAGGTTGCAGCTAGTGGAAAATCTCGTAGCCCAGAATCTAGCCATGCTGTACGTGCTAAAGTACCGTAATACCATGTTTTGTCCAAATAATTAAACACCACGTACCGATCTACTAACTCACTGCTTTCGGAACAGTAAAACCACCAAACTTCGTGAAACGCTTCGTTTGTACCTGCAAATACTTGGTCGTACTGCAAAGTATTAAAATCGTCAAATACGTAGCGGCGTACGTTACAAGGTAGTGGTTGGCTACGGCCATCATACATGTAGAATTTATCTTTACCCATCCAAAACGCGGTGCCACTAGCAAAAGCTACAGTATTTTGAGATGCAATAGATATATTGTCCCCAACTAGTTGTGCCCCCCATACCGCAGGAGCGCCTTGATACTGTAAGGAGTATAGTGAAGAGTTGGTCCAAACGAGGACCTCTTGACGTGCTTGTTTAGCTGCGACTATCTCAGTTCCCCGCGACAGTCTCAAGGACCCCGCTTGGTTTGTAGATGCCGGAGTCCATTTTACCACGTCTTCTTGATCAGACCAGCGGATAAGCATTGGGTCAACTGTAGCACTACCAACATCATTAGTACCAAAACAAAACACAAAACGGTTTATGTCTGATACCAAAATCAAGTTTTGTGAAGTTGGTACATCGGATGCACCGCTAAGAGATGACAAGTAAACACCACGTGTGTTTACCCCGTTTGTTGCATCCCAGTAGAAAATATCACCCCCACGAGGGCCAAATACTAGGTCTTCACCAAAGTTAGCTTGACTCCATAAACGTATGGCTTCGGTAGACACACCACCTGTACCCCATACACCTGCACCCCAAGTGCCACCACTCCAACCAGAAAGTGGGATTTCATACGGCTCTCCAGTACGTATTTGGTATGCACCAACTACTGATGCCCCACCGTTGGCTGTATCTGATGCATTAGCTGTAGCTGTAGCAGTTATTGTATAAGAATTAGCAGAGGGGGTAGATACAATTTGGTATTCGGCATTTAGCACAACAGCGGTTATATTGCCACCAAGTGATACTGCACCACTAAACGTAACAAAATCGTTTTCACGGGCACCATGACCTGTATCAGTAACAGTAAGTGTTGCTGACCCATTAGTGGCCGCAAATGTTACGTCTCCTGCGGAAGTAGTGCTACGAATAGGTGTAATGTCGTTATATCCACCACCTTGCTCTAAGTAAAACTTGAGGTGCGTGCCAACGCCAATAAGATTAATGCTACCTAAAGTAACCCAGTTCCATAGAGATCGGCACACCCCCAGAAACGAAGTTCCTGAGATACGTTGCCAACCACCTATTTTTTCGGGGAAGCCCTGTCTGAAGCGTACTTTATCACACTCATACCATCCCGCTTCATCGGTGTAGCGTGTTACTTCTCTATTGATACCGGGTTTAAATACTAACTTCTTTAAAGCCATAGTCCACCTACACTGCTTCAATAGTTGTTTTCATGTGATAAGCTCGAAATGAGGACCATCTAAAAAAGGTCTACGCGACTGACTTCTGCGCAAATCGATATAGGCGTTCATAGCTTCTTCTGAAGTACCTTTATAATTACGGATATCCCCTTCGGACCAAGCCGCGCCCCACTTAACAGCTACACCTACCACTATTGCGGCTTTCCTGAAAGCATCACAAATATCATCGTAGACGTTTATTTCCCAAACTACGTCAGGTCCGTCATAGGCAACAACATCTACCGCATGGCCGAAACCATCGTCTTGTACTAAATGTTTCGACTTCATTGTTTGGGAGCGACCAGATGCTACAAGGCGGGCCTGTTCTTCAACTTCTCGAACCCCATAAGTTACGCCAAAGTCTACTGTGGTGTATTCAATAGCAAGCCGCACAACTTCTTGTAGTTTAGGGTGTACACCATCGAGCCTACCAAGACTGCGTTGGGACAACTTATAACTCATTTTGTCACACCTTTTACTTTTTCGAAGGACCTAAGCCCACCTAAACCCAACATGCCCATTAGGACAGGCATCATCGTCTCCAAAGGAACCAAAGGTATTACAATGTCATAACTTAGCAGAGCTAAGATAAAATTAGAGAAGGGTATAGTGATGAAATTCCCAAACATCCCTAATCCGCAGGTCCACCCGATGAAGGGTCGCCATCCAGAGACAAACACACTTTGATGCGCCGCTTCTGTTTTATTTACCTCCAACTGACCCATACTAGCTTCGTGGGCCTGTTTAGTAGCTAAAGTAGCAATCTCATGGGCTAATGCGTTTTTTTGGTCTTTGTCTTCAATAAACTTATCGAGTAATCCGGTAACGGGACCTATTAGCTGTTGTAACATTAAGAGCCTCCGGCTAACGACCCTAACCCTTGTTGCGATTCAGGTCTTACAAAAGGATTAGGTGCAACAGGTCTTGTGGGGGCGGCACCGGTTAACGCATAAGAACTTTCTGAACGGACATCGGGTACAACGTAGGGCGGGGGCGCGTCACCGCCACCCTCGGTATTGTCGGTTCCACTAGGAAACAAATTATCTACTAAACCCGCAGAACCGTCAGAGGCGCCCGTTCCTAAATTATCCACTAAACCCACAGAGGTTACGGTATAGGGCGGACTATTGCCCACCGATCCACTCGTGTTACCGCCTGCTAAACCCGTGTAATTGCCGCCCGAGTAAATTCCGCCAATGCCTACATTTATGTTTCCAAGGTCCAATCCGTTTGGATTAGCTTTAAACCAGTCATTTAGAGCGGATAAAGATTCTGGCGTTTGATTACTGGTGTCGTAATCCGCAGGAAGAAAGGGATAAAGGTTTTCACTCGGTTCAGGGTCGGCGCCGCCTTGGGGTTCGTCGAACCCTGCATACGGTTCGTCATAAGAGAAGCCCCCTTCAACAGCGGGTTCTTCACCAAATCTCGGTCCTGCGGACCCTAGATTACCAACTAGATTTCCGTTTTCATCGTACACGTTGCCACCCAGTGTTCCCCCTTGCATAGAAGGCTCTTCACGAGTACCTCCGCCTAAAGGGCCGCTGTTTATTTCGTTACCATCACCATCATAAGAGTAGCCCCCTTCAACAGCAACAGGGCCAAATCCAATCATCCCCGAATCAAAAGCAGGGTCTCCTCCACTGGACTGCACCGGATCATCCGTAGAAAGATCGGGACCCACAGAAGGGTTTTCAACATTAATCGTAGGCTCAATACCGAAGCTAGGCTCAAACCCGTAATCAGAACGAGAGCTTGAGGGTGTTGTCGATTGTGCGGGAACCTGAGATAACGTGTTTACATCGAAGGAACTGCCGTCAGGCATTGATATACCACTAAGGTAATCACCTTGGCCTACAGATTCGGCCATAGTCTCGATCCCAGAAGGTTCCGGAGCTTGTGCGGATTGCTGAAACATCAACGCGTCTCTTGATGTTATTTGCCCGTCGCCATTGGCGTCATACTGTAGGTCAGGCGCAAGCTTACCTACGGCCATTTGCATAATATCATAAACCGGCTGCGCAGGTGCAGGTGCAGGTGCAGGTGCAGGTGCAGGTGCAGGTGCAGGTGCAGGTGC